GCTCTTGAGTAGATTGATCTTCTGACGGTACACTTGATTCTTCTGATGCTTGTTCTTGAGACGATTCTTCAGATGCTTGTTCTTCAGATACTGGTTCTTCTGATGGTACACTCAATTCTTCGGATACTGGTTCTTCTGATGGTACACTCGATTCTTCAGATGCTGATTCTTGAGACGATTCTTCAGATGCTTGTTCTTCAGATGCTACGTCATCTGGTTTTTTAACTTCACCTTCACCTTCTCCACCAATAAACAAACCCTGACTGGGAGGAGAACCTGCATCTGTTCGCGGCTTTGTTGCGTGCAAATAAATCTCTACATTTCTATCTTCAAATGGTAACTGGCAATGACTAAGGTTACGAACACCACGCCCAATAATCTGTTCAATGCGATTCATATTGTACCAAGGGTCCATGATATGGACTTGACGAATATTCTTAAAATCAAGCCCTTCTGCGGCTGCCTTAGTAATGAGAATCACTTTGACAATTTCACCATTTTTGTTATTCGGATTTGTAACCAACTTCATATCCGCCAAATTGTCGGGTGAAAACGTAGGGTCTCCAGTAATCATAATATATTTTGCCTGTTTAAAAGATGCGTCCCCCGCCTCTTTCGGTTTCAGAGTAAGTGCACTTATCGGAGGAACAGGAGCCGTTTTAAACAAAGGTTTTGTCTGAGTTGCTGCACCCGTTCGTGTAAAGCCAAGCTCTTCTAAAGACAGGGCAAGTGGTACTACGCCGCCATCAACATATTGGGAGAAGACAATCACAATTCCCCGACTCGCCATAATAGAACTACAAATAGAAGATATTTTGTTACTATATTTCGGAATTTCATCTTTACTGAAAATACGACCATATTTCGATAATATCTCGGGTTTGTATTCGAATTCGTGTCTTAAAAAATAGGGGGACTGCATTGTCTTGAAAGAAACACATCTAGCCAGGCCATTTTTCCCAACAATATTACGAACAAGGTCATGCGTAGGTGAACCTTGACCTTGCGAACCGCCAGCACCACTATCAAATTCTTCACTAGGATACACCATATCTAACGCTTCTAGCGGACGTTGTAAACGTATAAATCCAAACGTCTCCATATCATCATGAGCGAGTTCTCCACTTTCTTCTTTAATCTGCTTAATAATAAAATCGTATCCCTTCTTCTGATATTCGCCAATCTCACTCAAATATACCGGTATGTATTTCATAGGATCCTCGATTTCTTGTCCATTCAACTGTGTTTTAGGATATTCAAAGTTGGCTATAGCATTATCAGGCGCAAAAGTCTCTGGATAAATACGATAAGGAAATGTATATGGGTTCTCACCGCGAACATAAGAAATATACCCGGTTAGTTTTCGCTTCAATAATTCTTTGCCGGCCTCATACTTTCTACCATCTTTGCCTATTCTTTCCTTCGTAAAATTTCCATTCTGGTCGAACACATCCGACTCTTTTATGGTGCCGCGTTTGTCTACCATATTCAAAAGATTGGTTAGCCATATGATTTCCTTGTAACTATTGTACATAGGTGTCGCTGATAGTAATAATAATCGCATATTTTCGGAATATTTTACAACATCCATCAAAAGATTGGCAGTGCGTTGATTTTTCTTGTTATCATCAGCTATACGAATATTATGTACCTCATCAATAATAATCAGTCGATTATTGAAAATTGTCTTTAATTTCTTGATACGTACCAGGTTCTTTACTTCTTCGTCCAAAATCTCACTTGAAACGATCGTCTTACGTTTGATATAATTAGAGAACTCAAAGTATCCTAAAAATACATAATATTGGTTTATAACCGCATTGATTTGTTTGATAACTACATCTCTGGCTAGTCCACCCATATTTGTCGGATTGATATCTTTCAACAAATTAGCACCTACACAGGTATCCAGATTCCAATGTTCTCCGTCTTTCTTTAACTTTCGTTCATCAAACAACTGTAATCTGAAATTTTGTTGTACATTTGGCGATGCAACCACTAAAATACGCTGTCCAGATGCATCACTAGTTTGCTGTTGTAATCCGACCTGTTTGATATAGGTTCGCATTTCTTCGGCGATTCCTATAGCACTACACGTCTTACCTGTTCCCAAGCCGTGGTATAATAATAGAGCATTGTATGGGGTTTGTGCAGACAAAAAGTTTTTTACAAAAAGTTGATGTGGCAAGAGTTCAAAGTCTGCTTTGCACAATAAATTTGCGTGTTCTTTGATGGATGTTATTTTACCATCGTATTTAGTATCGTTGAATTCTTTTCTTTGTGCAATTTTTACATTGAAATTGGGGTCATTCAATTCAGGGTACAAAAAATCAAATGAATCGTCTATTTCGGCGTGTTCATTTTCAATCTTTTCGCTATTAAGTAGTTGCTCGTTGTATTCGGGCGAATCGATATCAAAAATTGGGTCTCCTAGTCTATCTTGTAGTTGAGCTTCTTGCTCCGATAGTTCTACATTTACTTCGGGAATAGCGGTAATTTCACCACGCGCTTGTCCAGTATAGTTAGGTACAACCAATTGATCTAATGGGGGAATAATATTTTCATCATACATAGGACCAGCAACAATCTGATTTGACTGTTCCTGAATAGGCTGTTGTTCTTGTTGTTGTTCTTGTTCCTTTTCCTGTTCTTGTTCCTGTTCTTGTTCCTGTTCTTGTTCTTGTTTCTGTTCTTGTTCTTGTTCTTGTACAAATCCTACAGGAACACCTACCTTGACATCAGGCATCATCTGATTTTGAGATTGGCGTTGTTGATTTTCAATACATATGATTAGGTTTATTAATTCTTGTTTATGTCTAGCAGTAGATATGTATTTTTGTCCTGAGGGTTGCCCGGTCAATCTAGAATAAATATCTCGTAGACCTTGTCCTTTCAATGCGCTGAGTTCCTCTAATCGAACTGCATCATCATAAGTAGGTTCATATGATTTACTACACCCTAACAACGCTTTCTTTTTTATCTTTTTAGGCAATAATCCTGTAATTTCGTCAACTAAGGGCGGTGTTTGGACAACAGTATCAAAAGGTTGCGTCTGTGCAATACTATCCACCGTTTGCTCAGCATTACCAATAATAGATTGAAGACTATCTCGGATACGTATGGTTCTTTTTTTGCGTTCACCTTTCAGAACATTTCTTTTAGTACTGTTATTCTTTTTCTTCCCTTCTTTGTCCATATCTTAAAATAGGTATATATATTTGGTATACATATTTTAACTAAATATTATTTCCAATCATTGAATAATGCGTTGTTGTATTATGTATATTAGTAAGCATTCGTTTCTTTTCTAAATTATAAGGTCTTATTACTTGTAAGCATTCTTCATACGTCTTCCATTCCATTTTACTAACTTCGCTCACTTCAAATGGCAAGGTAGTTAACGAGTCTTGATAATTCATATAAGTCAAATAATACTTGTGTTTATAAGACTTGTAATTTGAACCAATGAATATTTCCTCAAACGGTAGCAAGTTTTTAACATTGTGTATTTGTTTCACTTGATAGCCAGTCTCTTCAGTAAATTCGCGAATAGCACATTCATAATCCTTTTCTTGATAGTTCCTCCGACCTTTTGGAAATCCCCACTCTGGTTCTTGCCACATTATATCATTATTACTCTCGCCGATCATAGTTTCTAGACTGTAAAATTCGGTTTTTAGAACAATCCCGCTCTTAAGAGCATTAAATTTATCTCTTGATGTCACTTCCTCCGATTTATACTGCATAGAAATATCTTCATCTCCCCAAATATCATACCATAACCTATTGAAATCTAAGGTTCGAATTCTCTCCTTTTCTAAGAAGGTCATTTGCTTTAGCATATTCATAATATACTCTTTGTTATGAACCGAATATTTTCCACGCATAAAATCAATGTATCCTAGTGTATCTTTTCTACATATCATTAGATATTCTATTGTTGAATTCGGGTTTCGGCGAAATACAATAATACCAATACTTGTAATGGGATTTTTACATTGATGATACAGATGGCCAGGTTTCCCACAATTATTACAATATCCTTCGACCATATTATATTTATTCGATTATGCTAAATGAATAAAATAAAATGTTTTTATATATTTATTCTTCTTGTATATAATGTCAAATGTGCAGTTTGACCAAACCGTATGGGGTCCACATTATTGGTTTTTTTTGAATACAGTAGCAGAATCGTATCCTACACATCCAAACGCCGTCACCAAGCGGAAATACTACGATTTAATACAAAACATGCCTCTATTCATACCGGTTCCTGAAATGGGTGATACATTTGCCGAAATGTTAGATAAATATCCAGTGTCGCCTTATTTAGATTGTCGAGAATCCTTCGTTCGATGGGTTCATTTTATTCATAATAAATTCAATGTAATGTTGGGGAAGAAAGAAATGTCATTGATTAAAGCATTAGAAACATATCGCGAAGAATACAAACCCAAACCAATTTATTTGAGTGAACGCATCCGTATGCGGCGACATTATTTGTACATTACATTTGTATTGGTTCTGTGTTTCTTAATATATTGGTATTATTGAACAACAAATTTACAAAAAATTGAAAAACTTTTCTACAAGAATAGAGTGTAGCAAGGCACAGCCAAGAGATAATATCTAATTGAACACAAGCATAGTAACGTATTACTAGAACAATGTCGAACCAATCGTCGGAATCTTTCAAGCTCTTTGTCACGCCTATCGTACAAGGCACCCGATGGCAAGAGATTAGCCAAGCGGTTTACGGCTCTGGTATTACGGATAACGTAGGATACATTTCCTTGAGGAAAGGAACAAAAAATGACTTCGCGGTTGTCACCGTGCATCTCCCGAAGTACGGGATGTTCAAGCGAGCGCATATTGATGCACTCGCACAAGGCAAGTTTATCAAACTTTGGAACAGAGATGGAACGCGCTTTTGGAAGGCCTTCTTGTATAAGCCTGCCTTTAGCAGAGAAGAAACAAAAATAAATACTACCAATTTGCTCAATAGCTTGGCTGCGCAGCCAAACCAGGAAATGGTGTTTGTACCAGCCACGCCACCTGGGACTCCTCCGCAGAGCCCACGTGACAAGACTCCACACAAAATGCTGTACCATATTCGTCGTCCAAAGAGTCCTTGCGAACTACCGCAGCCTGAAAGTTTGAGTGAAGAACTAGAAAAAGAAGATACAGACAGTGATATTAGCGAAGAATCCATCGTTGAGAAGGAGGAGGTCGAGCAGGAAGAAGCGGGCCTCACCGTTGATTACTCGAATGCTCCCTTTCTAGAATGTTTCAGACGAAAAAGATTGAGAATTAGAGTAAAAGCGAATTAGAATGTGTGTATGTATTATAACGATAAAACAATATAAAAAATAAAATAGATTTTATACGTGTTCTTCTTGTTGAAACCAAAAAACACAATAATTTGCCCGATTGGCTCAGCTGGATAGAGCACCAGACTTCTAATCTGGGGGTCGGGGGTTCAAGTCCCCCATCGGGTAACATCATACATGATTATGATTATGATTATTATTATGATTATTATTACAACTATTACATAAAACTTTACATTTTTTTATGTGATATTATGGATCTTACATAAAAGTTATTCATTTTTTATATACCAATAAAAAATGAAACAGCGCTTTGACTAGGGGATTGAACCTACGACCTTGCGGTAAATAGATTAGCCGCGCACTCTACCATTGATATTAATAATAATAAATTGTTATTATTAATCGCTTTGTGTAGGGATTGAACCTACGACCTTGCGGTTAACAGCCGCACGCTCTACCAACTGAGCTAACAAAGCAAAAATCGCCCTACTAATAATAATAATACACCCAACGAGGGACTCGAACCCTCGACCACTAGCTTAAAAGGCTAGCGCTCTACCGACTGAGCTAGCCGGGTAATGTGTTGGTTATTTACGCACATTACACACAGATAGACAATTAGCACATACGATTGTGCACACCTCTACGATATATATATTGTAATGCCTTTATATTACTTTACTGAAATAAATTGTAACCACCAACAAAAAATATAGCTCTATTATAATAGAATCTTATGCGAATAGAGATATTATTATTCATCATAGCCGGATTTTTTATGGCAAACATTTACACTGACGGAAAATATATGAAGATTTTGTTTTCGTATAAAAAATATTACCAAATGGCAGGAATAGCTTTTGGCGCTCTAATGTTGTACGTATTAATCAAAAGAAACCCTGCGCGTGCGCAAGAAATTATGGCAACAACAAACGATTATGTTAAGTACTTACCGATAGATGGCGCTACATCCTCAATGTTATCACCCATTTTAGACTTCACCTCAAAACACAATTTTATACCCAATCATATTGCAAGTATTGATGGTGGCAGTTCATCAAATTTCAATTATCCTGTTTTAGCAATGCCCGATAATAACCAACTAGCTTCTGAAGCTAAGATAATGAATTCGGGGAAAAAATCTAACAAGAGGTCGGTGAGCGAAACGAAAAAGAAATTTGTAGCAGCAAGACAAAACTGGAAATGCGGCGACTGTCAAAGCCAACTCAATGCTTGGTTCGAAGTAGATCACAAGATAAGACTAGAATATGGAGGTAGCAATCATATCGATAATTTAGTGGCGTTGTGTAGAGATTGTCACGGGAAAAAAACAACGATAGAGAACCTGTAGTCAAAATATAATAGATAATTATATCATTATAGTATAAAGAATGGACAATGCATTTGATACGAATAAGACTAGTGGAATAATATCGATTATATCACTGACTATTTTTTGCATATTTATAGTTGTTATATTAGGATTATCGTTCAAAGATACTATAGAAGAAAATGGTAAAAATCCAGCCACTCCAATTGGAGATTTAATGGGATTCTTCTTGAAAGCATTTTTGATTGATTATTTGTTATTAGCTATAGTAGGATCTTTTTCACTGGCAAAAAATATAGTAATTGGTTCTTTAGTTCTCTTGAAAGATATTGTAGTAGGGTCATTGCGAGATTTTTACACAAATATGAAAGATAGCCCTGAA